CTTTTGAATATCGTCCTGCAACGCGACAAGGAATTGATCGCACAGGGCGACAAGAGAACGTACTGGGAACGCTATGAGGACATCGGTAACAGTGTACGGACTTGGAAAGAAAGTCTTACCAAGGCTGCCACCCCCGAACCTGAAAAACCTGTATCCGACAAACAAACCCGCAAAGCATCCGCACCGGCTGTCCCGCAAGGTGCTGGCACAAAAGCTCCTGCGGCGGTGAATGAAGAAGACAGAGAAGAATCCCCTGCGGAAATTATTTCCAAAATGGCGAAAAGCCGTGGCGGCCCGCAGTGGCTTCGCAACTAATCAACTATTAAAGGAGAGCCATCATGGCTGGTCAAGTTTGGGCTGTAAACAGTCTGGGCGGATACATGTATTCGCGCCAACTGTCCAATGTCCTTCGTATGGCCGTGCAACCACTCGTTAAATTCCGTCAGTTCTCTGACGTGCGCGATGCGAGTCAGCAAGGCAAGAAGAAGGGCGATATTTTCACATGGGATGTGTTTTCTGACGTGGCGAATCCGGGTGGTGTGTTGACTGAAACCAACACCATGCCCGAAACGAACTTTACCATCGTTCAGGGCACATTGACCATTACTGAGGCGGGTAACAGCGTGCCGTATTCGGGCAAACTGGACAACCTGTCGAAGTTCCCGGTAATGGAATTGATCCAGAAAGTGCTGAAGAACGATGCGGTCAAAACGTTCGACAGACTGGCTTGGACACAATTCAATCAATGTCTGTTGCGTGTGATCCCAGTAGCGGGTACTGATACCGCTGCCGTCACGCTGTACACCAATGGCACCGTCACCGGCACCAACACTGTTGCTTACAACAACGCACACGCCAAAGCAATCGTAGATGTCATGAAGGAACGCAACATCCCTGCATATCTGGGTGATGATTACTATTCCCTGGCATGGCCCACTACATTGCGTTCGTTCAAAAACAACCTGGAAACGATCCACCAGTATTCGGATACCGGCTTCAAGTTGATCATGAATGGTGAAATTGGCCGTTATGAAAATGTGCGCTACGTTGAGCAAACCAACATTGCCAAAGGTATCGGTACAACGGGCATTGCAAGTGGTTCGACGGGCGGAGATATGACCGCGTGGAGTCAATCGAAATCAGACTGGATTTTCTTCTTCGGTAACGACACGGTAGCGGAAGCTATCGCCGTGCCGGAAGAAATGAGAGGCAAGATTCCATCGGATTATGGCCGGTCAAAGGGCGTCGCCTGGTACTACTTGGGCGGCTTTGGCATCGTTCACACGCTGGCTGCAAACTGCCGGATTGTGAAATGGGATAGTCTGGTTTAAGGAGAAGATCATGGTTCAAAAAAGTATGGCTTACGACCATCCCGCCTATATCAATCGTTTGTGCCATGCATTTGGTGCGAATACAGCGGGTGCGTCTTCGGCTACAGCAAAGTTTGTTGCCTTCACTTCAATGCATGTATTTTCGATCAACGCCACTTCGTTTGTGGTCGGGACATCGAGTTACACAGCATGGAACGGGACTGCAACAGTTACAACTACAGGTACGGGCGATTCGATTGCCGGGATTAAAGTATCCGGTACATCGACCAGCACTTATGGCCCGTATGCTCTGGACGCGATTCAAGGTGCATTCCGTCGTGTTCAGATCAGTGGTACCGGGGCCGGGTCATCCACGGCGGATGGTGGTGTAGCACTCACAGCGGGTGATACTTTCCATCTGGTACGCGGAACGGACGCAACAGCGGTTGAAGTCACTGCCATTGAGTACGCACTTGATCCGTTTGCCTCGGTTAGCGCATAAAGGAGAAAATCATGAATCCAGAAAAAATTACTGGCATGGACGGTACGCAAAGTCTGAATGAAAAAGCCGGTTTCGTAACGGATGGTTACTTGTACAAGGGCGACACCCCGCAAGGGGAAGGTGCCAAGCTCAATGTAATGCCACCCGGCATGGAAATCGACAATCAACCGACAGCGCGGATTTATCCGATGTCTCTGGTCAAGCTGACGGAAGAAAGCTACCCCGGAGACGGCTGGACACCAAAGCCTCGTTCAGTTGTAAGTTAAACCCTTTTGCACGGCCTCTAAGCGGGGCCGTGCTTTTTTTGCATCAACACGCATGGCGATTGCGATCCCCGAATTGATGATTTGGCAGATTTAATCGGTGCTTTACATCGAATCTGAATTCAGGATGCAAACTGATAGGTCTAATCAGCCTACGCAGTCGCCAGCCGTGTTGGTGTAACCAAAGGAGAAACATCATGTCACTTCAAGAAAAGTTTCAAGTCATTCTTCCCCCACAACCAGATGAAGATGATGGTACGAATTGGAAAACATTCGAGTCCCAGCGCAGGACAGAACCGGCCAAAGAAAATCTGAACGAAATGCCGGTCAATATGGATTTGAAAAATCAAAATCCGATCACCCGAGTAATGGCGGGCGCAACAGATTTTTCAGCCGATACCAATCTGGAAGCGTTTGCTGAAGGTTTTGCCAGGCACGCCATGAACGGTTCAGACGATCAATATACCGGAGAACATGTTGACCATTTTTATGGTGAAGCGGTAGACGAAAATGGGAAAGTTGGATTTGCAGAAAGAAATAATTATCTTGATCGCTTGTAGGAGCACGATATGAAATTTGATCCCAAAAAACCTCATGGTGTCATTACAAATCACGACTGGGCGCGCTACGAACAGAATGGTGTTCTATATGACTCTCAAGGTCAACCAATGGATCAAATGATCAATCTGGTCGAAGAAACCGAACCTGAAAAAATCGAATTAATATTTTCAAAAGAAAAAGATTTTGATTTGATCAATGCAAAGGATTTTCTGAAAAACATTCTTGCTGATGGCGCATTGCCAAGATCGGCAATATTCAAGGAAAGCACAGCCAATAATCAGAATTGGGAGAAAGTAAAAACGGCCTTCGCTGAAATGGGTGGTGAAGCATCGCAGCGTAGAAATGTGTTGTACTGGAAATTGAAAACAGTTTGATGAATGCGCCCAATTCTCTTGTTGGCCCGCATGTCATCGAATGTTTGATAGATACGGCAAGTAAAACGCCAAAGGGATGTTTTGTAGAAGTTGGTGTTTACAAAGGCGGTACAGCTTGGCATCTTGCCAAACTCGCCAATGAGCAGCAAAGAGAAATTTTCCTGTTCGATACTTTTACGGGCATTCCGTATAAAGGCGAATTTGATCAGGTTACAGTGGGAACATTCAATGAAACCTCATTAGAGGAAGTGCAGAAAGCAATTCCTTACGCAAAAATTGTGCAAGGTATTTTTCCCCAAAGTGCAAAAAGTATCGACTTTCCAGAAGTAGCTTTTGCTCATCTGGACTGCGATCAATATCAATCAATAAAAGACGCGGCCTTATTTCTTTCACCTTTTATGGTAAAAGGCGGAATCATGTGGTTTGACGATTATGGTTGTCTTGAAGGTGCCAGCAAAGCAGTAGATGAATTATTTGCGGGTCGCATTGAAGGTAGCGTAGTCGGAAAGTCTTTTGTTAAATTCTAAATGGAAAACAATATTCAGATCATCGAAGCCCGTTACGGCAAGATGATGGTGCATAAACTCGACCGTTATTTGAGTAAATCCTTTATCGAGTATGGTGAGTTTTCTGAAGGTGAGGTTGAGGTATTCAAGAACATCATTACCAAAGATCATATCGTTGTCGATTGCGGTGCCAATATAGGGGCACACACAGTTGTCTTTGCCGGTCTTGCCAAAGAAGTTTATGCATTTGAGCCACAAAAAAATATTTTTCACATTCTGTGCGGAAATGTCGCGCTGAATGAACTGCACAATGTTCATTGCTACAACTTGGCTTGTGGCGATGGAAGCGAAGTTCCATATCGGGACATTGATATGGAACACTTCAATAACATGGGCGCGAGTTCACTGGTTGATATAAAAAATTCGGATAAAACAATTCCGACCATGTGTCTGGATATTCCCTGTCATTTTTTAAAGATTGATGTGGAAGGAATGGAACTGCAAGTGCTGCAAGGCGCAGCGCCGATGATTAATGCGTGTCGCCCTGTCATTTACCTGGAAAACGACAGACCGGATAAATCAAAGCAGCTTATCGAATTTCTCAATTCTCTTGGTTACAAATGCTACTGGCATAGTACAACGCTGTTCAATCCCAATAATTATTTTGCAAATCCAAATGATGTATTTGGGGATATTGGAAGCATCAACATGCTTTGCGTGCCGGATGGAATCGAAATTCAAGGGCTAACTGTAGCCGATTCAGAAATGGATTGGCACCAATTATGGGCAACTCATGCTGATACTGAGTTGTCCGGGGAATATTAGTCATGCCAATCGTTCAAGATCATCTAGGCAACTTCTACGAATCAATTACCGATCATTACGGTACTCCGCAATATTTTGCTCCAAATGGTGAATGCGTAAGCGTACCGCTTTACAAATTGGCGGGCGATTCTTTTGGTGGAGATATTTTAGACCCGGCAATGTGGACTGCCTCATTGGGAGCAAGCGGAACAGCGGTTACGACTACAGGAGAACTCGTACTTTCAACAGGAACAACAGCCAACAACGTCACCTCAGTTCAATCAGTCACAACCGCCCGTTTTTCTGGATTAGCGCCAAACAAAATCCGAATTGTGATTCAAATAACTGATGGTGGTATCGCAAATAATACTCGTCGTGGCGGGGTATTTACCACCACTGATGGGGCATTTTTCGAGTTAGCGGGAACTGCATTCAGACTTGTGATGCGCAAAAACAGTGTTGATACTGTCATTAGCAACGGCTCTTTCAATGGACAATGGGGGCCGACATTCAATATGGGAACAGGTTCGTATTTTTACGAAATAATCTGGCAACCGCGTCAAGTCGTGTGGCTGGCAAACCAAAAAATTATTCATACTTTCAATGCTTCCGCAGCAATTTGGACGGATACGTTACACCTTCCAATTCGCATCGAAAACTTCAATAACAATGGTTCTACAACAAATGTATCTTTAAAAGTGCGACTCGCAACGGCTGCTCGTTTTGGTATTTCCGATATGGAAAAGAAAGCAACATTCCAATCCGGGTTAACGGCGGAAACAATCATAAAACATGATGTGGGAAATCTGCATGACATAACGATTTCTTCTATCGCAAATAACTCGCAAATAATTCTTTATGACAATATTGCAGCTTCTGGAAAAATTTTGTTTGATACCGGAATGATGCCTGCAAATGCTATCCCGATAAGCTTAAATATGGGTGGTGTGCATTTTAATATTGGTCTTACATTAGCCATCACCACGGCTGCTTCAAATTGTCTTGTTATTTGGGATTGAAATATGGTTTGGGATAGAAATGCACCTTACAAAGCAGAATCAAAAAAGATTGTTTGGGATATTGCATCCTATTTAAAAGGTCGAGGGCTTGATATAGGCGCGGGCACATTCAAAGTGCTTCCGCATGTAATCAGTGTTGATAATTGCGTTGATACCAGTTTATTCGGTATGCCAATCATGCCGGATGTAAAAATAAAATCCGCAGATGATCTCGGGATATTTGCTTCGCAGTCCATGGATTTTGTTTATAGCTCCCATCTTCTCGAACACATGGAAGACCCGGAGAAAACACTAAAAGAATGGTGGAGAGTAATCAAACCAAAAGGCTATTTGGTTCTTTATTTGCCTCACGAAGACCTGTATCCAAAAATTGGCGAAGATGGTGCAAACGTAGATCACAAACATAATCTGAGCGAAGAAAAAGTAAAGCAATGGATGTACAAAGTCGGGTTCTGGGATTTGGAAATCTGTGAAAAACGCGATCAGGATGATGAATATTCATTTCTGATGGTATTCCGCAAATTGGACAGAGGAAGCCGACGAGAAAAATATCCAGACAGTTATCTTGATCCCAAGCCGGAAAAAACGGCCTGTGTAGTTCGCTATGGCGCTTTTGGTGACTTGATGATGGCTGCCAGTGTTTGGGCTGGGTTAAAAAAGCAAGGTTATCACGTTACCGTTTTTGCTTCTCCTCCTGGATCAGATGTGATTACCGAAGACCCGAACATAGACAAGTTGGTGTTGTTTGATGTCGATCAGGTGCCCAATGCGAATTTGGGTGATTTCTGGGATGTGCAAAGAAAAAAATTCGACAAGTTTGTAAATCTATGCGAATCGGTAGAAGGGACTTTCCTTGCCTTACCTGGCCGCATTCAGCATAAATGGCCTCCCGCCTTGCGCCACAAATTGATGAATTTCAACTATCTGCAATTTCATCACGAACTTGCCGGACTTCCGCATGAACCCAACATCAAGTTTTTCCCAACTATTGAAGAAAGACGTTGGGCGGAAGGCATTCGTCACAAGATGAAAGCTGATCTGGTTGTCATGTGGTCATTAGCCGGAAGCAGTGTTCATAAAACGTGGTCTGGTCTGGACAATATCATTGCTTCAATCATGCTGATGTTCCCGAATGTGCATGTTGTGCTTGTAGGTGGGGCGGACTGTCAGATTCTTGAAGCGGGATGGGAAAGGGAGTCCCGAGTCCACACCTTTTCAGGTAAATGGAAAATGCGTCAAACCATGGCATTCATGGAGCAATGTGATCTGATCATTGGCCCTGAGACTG